AAATGTCTTGCTTCATTGAAGAATCAAGCTTGGGGGTCTTTTCAAAAACATAGTTCACGTAGCGGTTTACAGTTTCGTTCCAGTCCTCACGTCGATTTTGATCTGGCATGAACTTAGCGTAACGGCTCTTGTGAATGTATTGTTGGTATTGGTTCATTTTATGGTGATAAATTTTAGAGACAAAAAAAGCCCACGCGTGAGAGTGGGCGTCGGGTGCAACAGCGTTTATTCTTCTGCTGTTGGTTCTTTTACTTCTTCAGCGGCTTTCGCGGCTTCCAAAGCTTCTGCTTGCGGGCGGCCTTGGTCAACAATGGCCATGATGGTCATGTTAACTTCAGCAAAGGGAAGCTTGCCCAACAAACCGAGAATGTGGTTAGTTTCATCGACAGTAAATTCAAGTTTGATCATAATAAATGTTCAGTATATTAAACAAAATTGGGGGTGTAGCTTATAGGCTACAACCCCAAACTACTTAGACCGCGAAGTCAGAGGCGGCGGAAGAACCACCACCCAAACGCTCGCCATCTTCCAACTTTTGCAAGTTGCCTAAACCGCAGGCAATGCCCTTGGATCCCTGTTGGTTGTAGGCGTAGAATGTCAATGACACTCGGCCGTAGCAACCAGAATAGAACTCTTCTGGGTCAATGATCGCGTTCAATTCAGCGTCCACAACTCCGGGCTTTTGCACAGAATTGGCGTTGATGAAAAACGCATTTTCATACGCCGCGTCGTCCTTCTCCGCGTCACCGTCACGCAGGCCGCCTTTAAGGCCCTTTGGAACAGTGCCGCCAAAATAGGCCGCGCTTGCCGCTTTGGCTTTCTCAAAAGCCGCGTTGATCTTGTCGATGGTCTCCTTGTCCTTCTTGTCGATAATCACCGACACAGAATACTTGGGGGTTTTGCCCTCTTCGCTTGCAACGGGTTTGAACACGTTAGCATAAGAAAAACGCACTTTACCGGTAACCACTTTTTCGTTCTTGGCCATCTTGGCCTCCTTGTTTACTAATTCGAGAGCACTTTAAAATAGGCGGCTCTCAAGACCCAAACTCTTCCTTCAACTTCGAGGGCACCAGTTTTGGTTCCCCTGCAGGCTTGACAATCAGGTCACCAAGTATATCTTGGAGTTGCCCTTTGCCCAACTGCTTTTCCAATTGTGCCACAGATTTTAAACTGGGTGTGGTGAATATATCATCAAATCCAGCTTTCTGTAACTTTTTTGCCGCATCTTCTTGCGCCTCTATTTTACGGTTGGTGCTTGACTGCCCCAACTCGTAACCAGTAGGCACTATGCCATGGTCTGTGGCCTGTGTCAACATGTAGTCTTCAACGTCAGCCAACCACTTGCGTGTTTTAGCCGCGTCTTTGAGCACCTTCATTAGCTCGGTTTCTGACAAGAGCGAGGGCTCTTTGAAGTCGGCCGCCGCGGCCATGTTGTTGAAGTCTGCGCGTGCCCTGCACTGTGACTTGGCCCTGCAGAATTGACAGTGGTCGCCCGCCACAAATTCACCTTGGCCGGCATACGCCTTCTTGGCCTTGGGTTTAACCACGTGCTCGGCCCAGTCCTTCAACTCGTCCAGCGTCACCGTTTCGGTGGTGATGCTGTCCTTGCGGGGTTGGTGAATGGTGTATTCAACGTGGGTAATGTTTGGGTAGTCGTCCTTGTACTTGTACCAACCACCAAGGCCGTACAGCCTCAGTTGTGGGTTGTCCTCGGCGTCCACCGCAACACCCTTGCCAAACTTCAGGTCGATAACCCGCACCTTGTTCTCGCTCATTATGACCACGTCGGCTGTGCCGAAGCCGTCAGGCACCCACTCGCTGAAGTCCACACGTTGCTCAAAGTAGGGTGTGTCACCCTCACCAATTTGCGAACGTACGTAGAGCACGTAGTTGTCTACGTACGCCTCAAACTCTTCGTCGTAGTAGGGTGTTGCCTTGACCTCTGCAATGGCCTCGTTGTACTCCTTGGCCGTGATCTGTCCAAAATGCCGGCGTAGCTTGGCCTCTGCCATGGTGTGGGCTGTTGTGCCCTCTTGGCTAAAATCAAACGCGCCTGATTTTCGTTTAGGTTCGGGGAGTACGGCCTCTAGTCGCGCGCTTGGTGTACATGACATCCAACGTTTGGACCCTGAGGCACTGAGTAGTGCGTGTGTAGCGATGATGCTCTCCTTTATGCAAAGGTGAAAAAGCCCCTCTCGGGGCTTACAAAATGTCGGTACTTACTGACAAGTACCGACGATATGTTACGCCGCTTTTTTGAGCGCCGTAATTAGGTCGGTAACTGCACCAGAAAAATCCAACACGACGTCCGCCTTGACTTCAAGCTTACTGCTCTTGTCGTCGCGGTAGTCAGAGGGGAATTGACCCCTCAACGCGATCTCAGCCACCCTGCTGTTAAAGGCCTTGTTCTCCACGTTGGCAAGCAACTGGGTTTCCCAGTAAGCCTGTGAGTGGGTGATGGCCATGTCCAGTGCTTCCGCAAACTCTGGGTGGTTTTTCTTGAACGTCTGCGCGGCCGCGGAACTGATTCCGACGCTTGCAAACATCATTTTTTGGGACGCGCCTACCTTGCCCAACTCTATCAGTTGGTCGCACATCTCCGGTTTAAACTCGTATTTGGATTTCGTTGCCATGGTGTATACCTTATATTCAAGGCCTAAAAAGGCCTTTCCTATATAGAATTACCCATTTTGCGAGGGCTTTTCGACCTTCTGCACCTGAGTATTTGCGTCTCGCACCTGTGCACGGGCCTTGGCTTCGCGTAATGCCTCGTTTACCACTAATCGTGTCACCGCTCCGGCCATTTCCTGAATGCGTTGCTCTTTTGGTTTTACGCCCAAAGATGTTAATAAATTTGTTGCTTCATTTGCCATTATGCGTGTCCTTTTGTTTGCTGTTCCCGAAACCTGCGTAAATCCCGCAGTATGAAATCACATTCGTCTTCGTTCTCAAAGTGCCAGATTGACAGCACGTCTTGCCCGTTTTCAAACGTGGGATGTTTAACGTCAAGCTGAATGTCTATTGTAGGCCATCCTTGCTTGACATACTCCACTATGTACCCGTTCACAATTTTAACTCCTTTCGTATCTTGGCAACCGCCGCCGCAAAGTGGTAGCGCCAGTATTTTTGGGTCACTGCCAGATCATGGTAGTTGTACCCTGACAGGTGCGCCTCAATGATTTCCCTCTGTTGTGGGGTCAGCTTCTCCGCCACGACGTTGTACACGTCTTGGATGGTGTCTGGCCCCCACGGCGCCCAACCCATGCCGCCGGTGGTAGGTTCGGAGGACGAATCCTCGTGCTCAAGAGGATCCGGCTCTTCGTCTGAAAGCCTGCGGATGGTGGCGTTTACTTTGATCATTGAAGTTTGAGCGCGTTCATTAACGCGTTTTGCATATCGATCTTCCCTTCTAGCACGTCCATGACCTGACTGTCAATACTTTTTTGCATTGTCAGGTGATGAATAATTACAGGCTTTTCTTGCCCCTGTCGGAACAGGCGCGCGTTGGCTTGTAGGTAGTCTTCACTGGACCATGGTAGGTCAAACCATACGATCTGGGCCGTGTCACCCACGTTGCACTGCAGGTTCAGGCCAATTCCCACGCTTTTAGGGTGGCAAAGTAGCACTGGGACCTTACCAGAGCGCCATAGAGCGATTGTTTTCTCGTCGTCAGGGCTGAGTAGCACCGCGTCAGGAAAAACGCCCTGAAGCCGTTTTAGGCTGTGTTTGAAGTTGTAGAACACAATTGTGGGTGTGTCGTCCAACATGTCGGTTAGGTATTCCAGTTTTGTATCATGGATGTGCACCACCTCCTTCGTTTCAGAATAGATAGCCCCCGCGGTCATTTGCAGTAGCTTGCCTGTGAGCACGCCGGCAGACGCCGCGGTCAGGGTCTCTGCGTCCACCTCCACCACCATCTCTTTGCGCATAGTGTTGTAGGCCTGCTTGGGGCCCTTCTCCCACTCAATGGTGTGCACAATGTCCTGACGCTGTGGCATGGTCAGATAGTCCTCCTTGCGCAGGGACACGCAAATGTCCCCAATCAAGGCGTCAATCTGCTCCTTTGCGTTTGGTTTTAGCTTCCAACTCCAGACCATCCCCGTTCTGCGATCCCTTGTTTCGGGCTCGAAGAATTTCTCCTTGTAGGAAGTCATCGATTTCCCGAGTCGTTGGCCCAAATCCAGTATGCCGACTTGGGTCCACAGGTCTAGGTACGACTTCGGGGTCGGTGTTCCTGTAAGTATGTACCTGTGCTCGAAGTTTTTCAATTGTCCCTTCAAGGTCTTCCATCGTTTCGAGGATGGATTCTTGAACCTGCTTGACTCGTCGATCACTAATGTCTTCCAACGCGGTAATGAGGCTTGCTCGAACAGCCAGACCACGTTCTCGACATTGATCAAATACGCGGTCGAATCGCTCTGCAACGCTTTCAGCCTCTCTTGTGGACTTCCCACAATAAGGGCAAACTTCATCTTCTCTGTGTGCGTCCAATTTTCTGCCTCCTGTTTCCAAACGTTTTTAACGACGGCCTTTGGTCCAATGATCAGCGTCTTGCCCTCAAGTTGGCTGAGTATTGTCAGGGCCGTTATCGTCTTGCCCAGTCCCATGTCCATCAACAATCCCATGTGCGGTTGTGTCTTGCTCTCCTGCACTAGGCGCTGTTGGTAGGGGTGTAAATTTTTTAATGTCAACATCAATAGCCTGCTCTTTCCCTTGCTGTAACGTCGTTAACAATGCGATGACGCGTGGGGCGAGTGATGTAGGTATTTGCAGGGTCGCCAAGTGGGGGCGGTCGTGCACCTCCATTATTTACCTCCTTTATCTTTTCGTGTGTCCAGTCCGCAACCTTGTACAGATCCTCTTGTGTTGCGTTGGACTTGATCATGTTTGCTCTGTTGCTTAACCATGCGACGTTGCCTTTCACGTAGCCCTTTTCAGGAATGATTTTGTCTAGGCTTGGTGAATCGGGGCCGCTCGATCCCGCAGTGCCCGACTGCCCATAACCCCAAAGAATCTTGGTCTTAAACACTGGACAGTATTCCGGCGCGATTGCACACAGGTAGCTATGGTCCAACTCAAATGGAATACCTGCGGCAGTGGCGCGTCGTTTAACGTTATACATTGTTTTGGCAACGTGGATTCGTTTTTTAGCCTCGTGGGCTTCGTCGTCGGTCATAGTTGGTCAATGAATTGGTCTACGTCTTGTTCGCTTGATAGCACGTGGGTTTTCACCCCCCGCGCCAACAACTCCTTGATCATCAACTCCTGTCTTGCGCTTAGTTTTCCCTTTGGGTCCTTCAACTCCACTGGGATCACTTGGCTGTTGTAGAACACTAGCCTGTCCGGCACCCCCGTCATCGACGGGCTTACCCACTTCAGGCACAGACCCCCCATCTCCTTGACCTTTTTTACCAGTCTTTGTTCGATTTTCTTTTCGTTTTGCAATCTTGGCAACCTCCACCAAACAGGCCGTGAACATTTGACGCACCAACCATTCGGTCAGGTACGCCCGAGACTCTTCACCAAAATCCTCCACGTCTTCACCGATGTGCTCTAACACACGCGCCACCACGTGTGTGGCCTCATGCGCCACAACACTGGCCAGCAGGGCCGCGTTGTCAACACACTCAAGCAGGTTGAACACCACGACGACAATAGCCTCTTTTGGTGTAGAGAAGCTGTGTGTCTCCGCGATGCCCAACTCCAGTGGCGCCATCTCTGGCTGTGCCGCAATGCCGTGGTCCTTCAGCACCTTGTAAAAAGCCTGTGATGTAAAGCACATCTTTACAGGCACCGGAAAGAACCCTACGTCAACATGAAAATATGCGTTGCTCAAAATATCTCCTCGCGTTCAAAGTTGCTGATACTGTCCACGTACTTCTGTGCTTTTGGTTTCAGCTTCAAACCAAGGTACACGTTGGTCAACTCACCCTCGATGCGCACCCTTGCGGCCGTCACGCGATGGTCCTGCGTTGCCGCAAGAAACCTGCGCTTGAATGCCATGTCACTTCCGGGCGGTATGTTCTTTGCGGTGGCCCATTTGCGCCAACACACGAACACGTCGTCCTTCAACGAGTGCGCCTCTAGGTCGTAGTCCAGTGCGTCTGTCACGAACGACCCAATTGGGTTACCCAACTCCTCCATCAACTCCAGTAACTCGCGCCCTGTTGTTGGTTGTTGGAACCGCTGACCCTCGCGCGCCATGCGACGTTGCTGTCCTGCAATGGCCCAGTTAAAAATGGCGGGTAATTCCTTGGCCAACTTGTCGGCCAAAAATGTGTCCTCTTTGCCGTAGAAACTGTTGCTCATCTTCAGCACAATCATGCGCCCTGTTAACGCGTTTGAATTTTCTGTTAACTGCAAGGCCTCGTTAGAGTAGATCACAATGCGCGTTGGCAAATAACCACTCCAAGCTTCCTTGTTTTTTCTGTTCACAGTCACAGTATCCCCGCCAACAATCCGGAGCAACTGGCTCACTACAGCACCCCTGTTGCGCTCCGGTGCTCGTGCGTCCGTGAAACTCGCTAGCAATTTTCCTAGCCATGGTTGAAGTCCAAAAGTATCGCATAACTCATCCAATTGTGGCGCCACTGTGTTGTGTTGCCCCAAGAGGCTAACGAGCACCTTGTTGATCGTTCCCTTGCCAGAGCGGCGCGGTCCTATGATGTTAAAGAATTTCTGCTGTGTTGAATCACCGCTCAGAATGTAGCCGAACATCTCCTGCAGGCAGGTAATGCTCTCAGGGTCGTCGTTCCAAATGTCCTGCAAGAAACGCTCCCATGTTGGGCACGTCGCGTCAGGGTCATAAGCAAACGGCAAACTGTTCTGCGTAAAGAATCCCAAACTGTGTGGGATCAACACGTTTTGCTCAGTGTGAAAAATGCCGTTCTCAAGTGACACCAGTTTGCTCGGGTCTGGCCTGTCCTTGCCGTACCCCTCAAGCCACACCGGTGGTTTGGTGTTGGCCGTGTTGGGCAGGTGGGTGACTGCGTGCACCGCGTCTAGGATCGCAGACACGTGCGCAGGCGTCGGGTTGAACGGCATCAGGTTTTGCTTCTTGTCGTACTTCTTGCACCGGTCCAAGAACGTGTACAGCAGGGACCGCACTGTGGCCTCTTCAATGTCTTGGTAGTGTGTGCCCCTGTACTGGAACATGTCGTTCGCGTACGTGGTCAACGACGTGCCTTCCTCGCACGTGAACTGACTGGCCAAGAACTCTTTGGCGTGGTTCAAAGGCCCTCCTGTGAGCACCTTCTCGCCGTTGGCCACCACCGCGGCCTCTTTGGTCTTGTTGACCTTGAACACCAGTGACCGGAGGGTCGTGCCTCCGGTGCCACCAAAGCTGTCCCACTTGGCCGCACACTGTCCGGCCGCGTAGGACCCGCAGGCGCCGTCGTTATCAGACCACCGGTCCCACAACTCCAGTGCCTCGTAGTCGCCACCGAACTGGTGGTGTAGGGCCATGCCCACCGCCAACCATTCTGTGTACCCACAGTCAGGGTCCAACTGTGTCAACAGGTCGGTCTCTACGCGGGCCAAGTCCCACCCGTCTAGTGGTGGGCTGTAGTCTGCAAACGAATCGCCTGATCGGTAACTTCTACGCGCAGGCACAATGTGTTGCAGGTCCTGTTCCTGATCGGGAATGTTGCCGCCTAGCGTGTGGCCTGTCACTGTGAAGTAACGGCCCTTGGGGTATATCTCTAAACCCTTCTCGTGGTCAACGTGCGCGGCGTGTAGCTGTGCACGCGTAAAGATCTTAATGCCGGTGCCTGAGGGGCTTACTTCTGCGTACCCCAAGACTGCGTCTTTAATGGCTTGCGCTTCAGGCGTAAGAGACGTTGGACCCTGAACGGCATCCACGCAGTCGTCCAAGTCAATGCCCATGATGCCGTCGCTACCATCAAAGACAAAACCAACACCATCGAAGCGGCCAGTTTGATAAGCTTCTTGTGCATGTAAAAAATCACACCATGTTGTTGGGTTTGTGGAACTTGCTGACGATCCATTTGATTGCAGTGGTAACTTTGACCACCGCTTGTTCGACTCTTCTCCAACCTCGACTAACCTCCACAAAACCCAACGGGAGATTTTCTTGAGGCTGATCGGGATGTTCTCGAATTGAACCGCTAGTGCTGTTGGTTTGTTCATGTGTTTGCGCCTTTGTGTTTGGTGAATAGTTTATCATTTTTTGACACCTCTCAGTGTGTCGTACGCTGTTTCTCGCGCTTGCTTCATTTCCATAAGACCCATCTCGGCCTCCTTAATTTGGTCGTCCATCTCGTTGATGACCGCCTGCCCGTACTTCTCCGCGGCCTCCTCGGCTGTCAGGTCATCGCGTGATGCTTTACCGAGCACGCTGTCTTTGTCCTCCAGCTCGTGGTACCCAAATTGTACAAGTCCCTGCATTTCCATTATGGTGATCACCACCATAGGCATGATTAGAACGATGGCCAGTGCTGTGATGGGGTCTAAAAAATACCCTACCACCGACGCTAATATAGCGCCAAATAAATAGATTGCGTAAATTATTTTTTTCATCCCATTTCCTGACACATTTTTAAAGCCTCGATCACCAACTCGTTTATGTTGGCCATTATTTCTTTGCCGTCTGCCTCGTACTTGTAGTGCAGGCGCAGTTGTTCTGATATGTCCAACAGTGCAAAGATCGCGTCCTGCCCGTGCAGTGCGTACCGCAGTTTGTCCTCGTCGTCAGGGTACTCGAACTCAAGTATGGCTTTCATTTGCTTGCTCCTTAAACTCATTGACACGTAACCATTTTGTGGCCACCCATTTAACACCGGCTTCTACTGGTGTGCCACCATGAAGTGTTTTAGTGTCTTCTGTTGGTGTGTTGTATCTAAACAATAAAGCGTTGCCCTCTCGTGCATGAACTTCTAACCCTGCGTCAGGAAAAATAGTTGCTCCTCCACTTTCAGGTGTGTTCAGGTACATTAAAAATGTTGCAATTCGTTGACCACCATTTTTAATGTGTGTTGCTGATCCTTCTTTATCTTCCGGAAAATAATCAAAATGCGGTTTGTACTGTTGCCCTTTTTCGTAACGAAGAACTTGTATGCCTTCGCCGTTTTCTACAGGGATGCCGGTCAGGTCTGAAATTCTTTGTTCAATTTTTTGAATCAGTGGTGTTTCACCAATTAAAAAGTGCATGCCTGAACTCGTGCGTCCCTCGTGTGAAACCCAGTCTCCGTTTTTATCGTCCACCACTTGCGACGCAACTAACTTAGCGCTTGCGTGGTTTATGATTTCTTGACATTCGTTCCGGTCTAAAAAATTACCGAACACAGTCGCGTCAGGAACTGTAGATTTCAACAATGTGATTGATTTGTCTTTTGCTTTGGTTTCCACCGACCAGTGGTAAAACACATAAATTGATCTTTGCGATTCCCCACACAACAACTCTTCACGCCAGTGTGGGTGTTTCCTTCCTTCCATCATCGCGCCCTGACCTACAGGAATCACAATTCCAAAGGCTTGATTTTTAAATTCTGTGTCGTCTGTTGACCTATCCCACTCTTTGCTTTCGTACTTTTTTGCACTGATATACAAAGGCCATTCAAGGTTGTTTTTATCTTCTATACACACGCTCAACGTTATGTCTAAACCTTCGCGGTCGGTGTGAATTTTAAGATAGCTTCCTCTTTTGTAAACACGCGTGTAGCTATTTACAAATGTTGCTTTTGGGTAGTATTTTTGAACCTGTTTGGTTATGCGGTCCGCGTAAGCCAGTGTGGCGGGCAGGTTATACAGTCCCTCACTATTTTTGTAATAGTTTTGGGAGTCTTCGTTTACTTTGTTCTCTGTGCCGTCAAAAGCTGAAACTATAGAAGCACATTCTTCAGGACTAAAAATATAAATCATGCCTTGCTCCAGTCGTAGTCGTCGTCATCTTCGCCCGCACGTGCGCGCTCTTCAAAAATATATTTGGGTTGGTAGTTTTCACAATAGTCGATCCACGCTTCTTCGTAACGCACGTACTCTGTGTTTGGAATGAAGAGGGGCGTCAGGCGCCCGTCCTCTTTGACTGAACCTAGACAACGTGTGGCGGGTGTGCGCGTTGCGCGCCACACCTTTCTCGCCCGTCGCACACGTAACCACGCCTCCCTGACCTCCTCGGTCCACTGTGCCGCCTTCTCAGGCGGTAACTTCTTTAGGTTGGCTTCGTATTGCATGCGCTCGTTGTCTGTCATATCACTCCTTTGGTGTCAACATTTTGCCTTCAGCAATGGCGGTTTTGAGCACGCCAATGAAAGCAAAATTTAGCAGGTATCTTGTTGCCAGTGGGCCCATGTTAATGATGCACTCACAGGACCCGTCCTCGTTCTCTTTGACTGTCTCTACATTGATGTAGTCAAAATCTTTAATGTCAACTTCTGAGATCATAATCAACTCGCTAGTTTGTACAGGCCGACGTTTGCAAACGCGTAGCCTAGGTACGTTAGACACATGGGTGTGTTGCCTTTGAGCCCCTGCTCAACTGCCACGCCCGCATAGATCAGCCCCGTCAGGGCTATTAGCCACCCGCTCATACTCAGCCTCCACCAATTTAGTGAATTTTTTTAACTCTTTGTCGTAGTCACAGGACCAGTCTATGGTGGCACCCTTCGGTTTCCAGTCACAGTCTGACCACATGACAAAACCCGCCTGCTCTGCTAATTGTAGCATTCTAGCACGTTTCATGCCAACCCCCTGTATGTCAACTCGGGGCACTGGTAGGTGGTGGCCTTCCAGTCTGCGTGGTAGGCGCTCTTGACCCTCATGGCCTTTTGCTCGGCCGCCCTTGCCGCCCTGTACGCGTTGACCTTGTCCCTGTTGGCTTTGGCCGCCTCGCGCTCTGTTTCGCGCTTGCGCTCTAGGCGCTTTCGGTTTGTTTCCCACACGTCTCTAATATCGCCTTTAGCCATGGTTCTTCTCCTTCAGTTTTGTTTCGATCACTCTGGCAAATCGAATCGCTTGCCAGTCCTCTTCAATGATAAATTCAAAACACGCCTCAATCTCCTCATCTGTCAGGCCCCGCCATGGCCGCACGTAGTCCTGAATGTCGTCGTCTATCTGCCGCTTACGCCACCCTGTTGTCATGCGGTTGATCTCCTGCTGTACGTCTGTGTCTCTCATGTCAGCCCCCTTGCTCGTATTAAGTTTTCGTACTTCTCTAACCCGTCCCAAAAACCCTCCTCGTATTCCGTGGTTTGTTTGCCTTGCAACGCCACCTCTTTACGCAGTCCGGCACACATCTCACGCTCTTGTAAAATGGCCAACTTTACAAACTGCATTAGCTCAATCTCGCCATCTTCTTCAGCTTTGCGAATAATGCTTTCTTTGTTCATGTCAGGCCCCTCTTGGCGCATGGTGCGCGTTGTGCGAACACCGCCGCCAGTAGGTGGTCGGCTCCCCTGTTGGGCCCGTGGTACCGCTCCAGTCCCTCACGCGTCCACTTGAGCAGGGTGTCCCGCGTCGGTGTCATGCCGGTTGGGCAGTGCACGATGCCGGCCATGGCGTCGTAGGCGCCTAGCACGTAGCCTGTGGCCTGCACCGCCTGTGGGGTGTACTGGTCTTTGAGTGCCGCCTGAAGTTGTGCGATCGTTAACTGTTGAGAGTGAGCACTCACTTCAAATAGGGCGCACCCTGTGACAATGAGGGCTTTAATTACGGGGTTCATGTCTTTTCTCCATCTCAGCCGCTAGGCTATCAAGTTGATCGTGTGCGTCGGGGTTCCAAATGGATTCATCCAAAGATGGACCAATTAAAGTCTGATTGATGGTCCACTCGTTGCCATTTTGATTAAATAAGGGCCGCAGGTACCGGCCCAACATGGCGTCGTCCACAAGTCGGTCGGCCCTTGCCCTCTCTAGCTCATAGGAGCGTTTATACGCTTCTATGAGGTGTATCATTCTGTCAATCATAATCTTCTTCCGTTATTTGGTCTTTTTTGTACGCGTCCAGTGACACCGGTTGTCTCTGACTCACCACCAGTCTGTCGCGGACCCTGCTCTCTGACAGGCCCGTCAACTTGGCCACCTCTTTGGGTGTGGCGTCCCTGTTCAGCACTTGGGCCAACTCGGTCTCCACCCGCTTGATCTTGCGCAGGTCCTCCTGCACCGCCACCGGCACGTGAATGAGTAGGGCCTTGTTCTCCACCGCTCTGAGCACTTGGCTCTTGATCAGTGTGCGTGCGTAGCTTGCAAACCTTCCCTGCGGTTTCCACCTGTGCGCGGCCTTCATCAGGGCCATGTAGCCCTCCTGCAGTAGGTCGTCGCGTGTCATGCTCCCTGCCATGTCCCACTGTGGCAACTTCTGCACGATGTACACCACCAGTCCCATGTTGGCCTCCACCAACTGGTCGTGGGCCTCCTCGTCACCCTGCACGATCCGGTGGTGTAGTTCGATCTCTTGTTCCGCTGTCAGTAGCTGTCGTCTCATTATCGTTCCAGTGTTAGTCGCTCAATTTGGCGCGCAAACTTAATTGTGTTATCGCTCAAGTCGTTGGGGTCGCACTGGTACACCGCTGTGGCGCAGTCTACGATCTCTGAGGCTGTGAGGGGTATGTAGTTGTCTTTCTCGTACTTGAGCATGGCCTGCACCCCTTCCTCTCTGCCGGCCTCGTACGGGTCCCATGACTCACACTCGCACACGTAACGGGCCGCTTGGTGGCTTGCCTCTCTCATAAACCCGTGGGGTGCCTTTGAGTGTGGGTTGCACTTAGGCTGTTGGGGGTCGGGGTGCTTGACCCCTTGGTCGTACGCAAACTGCACCATCTCAATGGTGCGTGGGTCCACGTTGACTATTTGCAACATCTGCGTAATGTCATCTCGGTTCATTTGATTTGCCTTATTTCAAATTGGTTGCATTTTTACAGCACTTTGTTTGGTACCCGTAACTTGGCGCGTAGTAGTTTGTCTCCGGCTTTTCGGGTGTTGACCACTTGGTCCAATCATGCCGGCACTTATTCCAGTGTTGGTACGCGTCAACAATCCCCGCGACGACCAACGCGCAGGTAATGAACCCCACAAAAATCCACAGCATAAACGTTTCAGGTTGCATGGGGTGTTGGCTCCTTGACTGTCACCTCGGACCACGCGGGTAGGTGTACCACGTCGCCCTCTTTGTTTTTGCAGTATGAATACGCGCCATCGACGCGGTAAAAATAGATCTCTTCGCCGTCTTCCAAAATGACTGTGGTGTGTCTTGGCACTTCGTATAGCTTCATGTGTTCTTCTCCCTCAGTCTGGTAATTTGATCGTCCCACTTCAGGCCGTTCATGTGCTTCCAACCTTCTAGCTTGTCTGCCAAAAACTTCTCGTTGCCTTTGAACAGGCGCGTGTTCAGCGCCATGCTTGCGACCACCTCCATGTCCACCGCGTGCTTGCGCACCTCTTCTGCGTTTCTTTGAACACCACCAATGGCCGAGAAAATGATCGAGCGCAACATGTCGGGGTTTTTAGCACGATGCGCCACCTCAGATAAAAACTTCATTTCGTCTTCGTTCATTTTTTCACCTTCGTCAACTCGGAGTAGATCAACCACACAAGCCACATGGTTGCCTCGCTCCATTGCTTATCCCACACGGCAAACAAAACCAAAATGAGTAGTACGCCCACCCACAACCCGTGAACTATTTCAAAAACGTTTTCAATTTTCATGTCTGTCCTTATCGTACGTAAACGGCCGGCACGCGCTCGTGGCCTTCGTGCCGGTCCTCCTCGTTGATTAACTCGTGGGGTCCATAGTACCAGTCTTCGTTGACATTCAGTGCTATGGTGTGCTCACTGGTGTGCCCCGCCTCCTCCACGCCACCCTCATACCCCGACACGACCACCATGATGTCGGGGTCGTAGGTCTGCAGTTGGGCAATTAAGTCTTTCACCTTCATGTGTTGCGCTCCCTAAGAATTGCCTCGGCCATAATTATTGCCTGCGCTTTTGGTTGTTTGTTAAGAAACACCAACTCATCCTCTGTTAAATCTCGCCATTCGTAAAGCTTACGATTGGCTTCTAATCCTATCAACTGCATGCGCAGTTTAGACTCGCGCTCTGCCTCGTTGAAATCATCTTGGTTCATAGGTCGTACTCCTCGTCGATTATTGGCCACACTAGCAGTGGGGTGTCTTTGCCAATATACGTGTTATCTATGTTGAAGTCAATGAAATCCATGGCCTCGTCCCACTCCATGCCGTCCCGCTCCATAAGTATGCTTATGATTTCATTGCCACTGTACACAAACACAGCCACTCGCTCACCCTCTTGGTACGTCATGGTTGTCCCTATGATCGCCTTGTCTAGGTTGGTCCATCTTTTCATTGTGTTCCTTTATGTTGCGTCTTACCACGTGCCTTGCGTCGGGCCTGCTTGCAAACCACTTGCTCAGTCTATTGTCGTCATCCTGCAGTAGCCCTACTGGCCATCCGGTCTTTTTTACGTCTTGTCGTGCCATGGTTTGCTCCAGTTTAAATATGAGTACTTTAGTTTAGTTTTGTTCAGGGTGTTCAGGTTGTCGGGGTTATTTATTTATTTTATTAAAAAAAAAAAAAAAAAAAAAAAAAAAAAAAAAAAAAAAAAAAGGACCCCCCACCCCCCCCCCCCCCCACCAAAACAAAAACGAACAAAAACACCTCAAACCACCCACCACCCCACCCTCCCTGCACGCCCCGTCTCTCCACCAGCGTTGCCCTCCCCGCGCGCTCGGTCG